CTGGGAAACCCTATCACCCGTATCATAAATAGCAGCCACCCCATTATAATAACCAATATCATATTCACCTTCTCGATGGAAAAATTGGTAATGAGTTCCGTCAGCGGAACTACGTTTGAAAATAAATTCTGAATCACTATTTAAAGCATCAAATTTTGCTAAAATTTCTAATGTAGCTTCATTTAAGTTTAAACTAGAATCTTTACCGCATTGTAAAGTATCATTTATACCATCAAAATCGTCTGCACCATCCAACATTCCACCTGTCGCTTCATCTCCTTCATAAGCGTATGGGGTGCAATCATTTGAAAGAGCTGAATCATATCTTGTTCCTGTGCCAGTTTCTGAAAGGTGATATACAGCCACGTATCCATTATCCCAGACACCTGCTGGATTCTGGTTATCTTCAGCGTTAGGATTGCCATAATACATATAAAATGTTGTAACTGTGTTATTATAGATATGCGGTATTTTTACCCAAACGAAAGATTCTCCTGACTCATTCCATAATTCAATTTCATAATCTAATTCAATAGTGTTGTCATCATTAAGAAATCTTATATCTTTACCTGAATCGTTTGTTGCAGAATAATTAACTCTAGTTGAATCTAACTTAACAAGTATTGGGAAATCGTATAAATCCTCGTCTATATCAGTATCAGAAATATTGATTTCAAGCCTGTAATCCCAGCTGGAATTCCACCAAGCGTATTCAGGTAACCATGCACCGAAATGTGGAACCATATCAAACTTTTGCATTGGTTCTTTCCTGCCTGTTACTTTAATTTCAACAGTTTGGTTTGGTGCAACTGAAATTCCATCAATAATTTCTTCCCAATAAAAATCTTCAATTGTTTCATTATAATAAACTCTTGCTGAGACATTTTCTTCCATGCAAGTATATGTTGCGTCTTCAGGGAAATATGAATCGCAAGTAACGTTATAATAGGTTGAGAAGTATTTCTCAACAGTTTTATTATAATAAACCTTCTTCCAGAATTGTAATGATGAACTTCGTTCCTCAATTTGGTCACGAAATTCTGAGTTAAGATATTTATTAAATTCTTCCCTACTTGTAACAAGAATGCCATCTATCGGTATATAAACAGTTTCATTCTTTAGATTAGTATAATTATAGTAAGAAACGCAATCTATCAGGCAATAAGTATCACCGCTACTGCTAACTTTATAAGGCTGATATTTCTGCTGGATAAAATATAAACTTTCCCAGTTACTATCAACGCAAATGTCGTAATGGCTAAGGTTATCCTCGCCTATGTAATAACATCTTCCTTGTGGATAATCTCCCCAGCTTGCGATGTCGTAACATTCACGAACAGAATCTTCAGTATCGCAATAATAAAATGTGTTTAAATCCAATCCAATGAGAACTGTCGTTATTAAAATCAGAACACCTAAAATTCCGCCAACGTATGTATAAACTTTGCTTGCCATTTAGCCCTCGTATATAACTTTAAGTTTAAATTCTCCGTCAGTGTTTGATTCAACAATTAAAAATTCAAGTTGGTCAGATATTGCGAAATTTGTGGTTTCAATGAATGGGAATAATTCTCTTGTCGGCATTGACCTTCTTTTCCTAATAACGAAATTATCTTTCACTGTTCTTACTTCAACTTTGAATTTGGCAGTTTCATTATCAACTGAAACAGTTATTTCGTCGCCATAGGAATAATCATTCGGGAAATTTGCTGCGTCATACAAATATCTGCCATCCGAGTCTGTAACAATAGAGACTGTATCGCCAGTCGAATTATTTGTTATGACTACTTTCCTATTAGCTAAGGGTGTTGTACCTTTAGTAATCGTTCCTTTAATTGGGCATGGTAAAAGTGGGTCTGCCATTTTAAGATATGTTTATATCGATAGTTACTCCGTCATAAGATAAAATTCCTGTGCCAGTTTTTGGCGGAGGCATTATTATGAAAGTTTTCACTATACCTTCAATTTTATTGGTGGTTACGTTACCGTAACCTTTAGAAACATTGATGGTTTTCGCTGAACCATCCGATGGAAACGTTAATATCTTTAACTTATTACCTATCATTCTCTTTTTACCCCGCCATTATTGGCTTACTCTTGACTTATCTTCAGATTAACATTATTGTTAATCCTTGGCATCTCAACTAATTCGTATGCCGAAGTCAAGTATTGCAGTTTGAAATCTTCAACCGATTTGAAACCAAAATCTGGAATTAACTCTTTATTCAATTCAGTATAGTATCCTATGGTGCCTAACTGCCTAAATATGCTTATTGAAACTTCATCTTCATAATAAAAAATTGGGGAGAATTGTTCGTCACTTGAAAATTTTCTTTCCAAGATCGGAATAAAATCCCCGAATTTTATCTTAAAAAACATTTTAAAGTTTGTTTATTTCGCTAACTCTTTTTATGCATGCAATTGGATGTTCGCTAAATTTCGGATGTCTGTATAAAGGATTTCTATGGATTCTGTTTGCGTCGTGATAACCTAAAATCCCTTTATGTCTGTGAAGGATTTTAGCGTTACCTGCCCTTGTTTTGTAAATCTGTATGCCGCCACCCATGAACAAAATTATCAATGAAATTGCTGCAATGATGTATCCTACAAATGCGTCTGTACCTTCCTCTGGACATTCTTTCTCAGATACTTCTGGGCATTTAACTTCACAATCAGGACATTCAGGGCATTCAGGACATTCAAGTTTAACTACTTCCTCTTTTTCTTCTTCAACTATCCTGTTTGCGTCTGCCAACTCTGCGTCAGCTATGTTGAAATCTACCTTAACGCCACCTTCTTTCAATTGAACAATCTTTTCACAGCCCTCGTTAAATTCTACTGGGCAAACTGTAATTTTAACTTTATGTGAAAGATCGTATCCATTTCCAAGAGCGTCTTTAAAGTTGGCAAGTTCTACCATGTAGATTCCGTTAGAGTTTGTAAGCACTGTCTTAGATACACCTAAATCTATATCTTCAACAGTAACTTTATAATCTGGATAAATAACTCCACCGAATCTAACTTCCCCATAAACTGGGCAAGGAAGGTTAAATGCAGCTACGCTGCCAACCATTAAAAGTGAAACTAAAAAATAAAAAATAAATTTCTTCATTTTATTTCCCTCCAATCAATTGTCGTATATGAAAGTACTGGGTCATTCAAGTACATTGCTATGACTTCACCGAACTCAAATGAAGTTTCTGAGTTGTAATATGAAGTCCAGTTTGTATAGTAACCAATCCAATTCCCGCCGCTGTTGTTATATTTGTGGAACAAAGTTACGTTTGTATAAGCAATGTATGTGTAATTCAAACCGTTCATATACTTGTCAATCTGTGTGAAGTTGAAGCTTGTTGTGTAGTTCATGTTCATTACAAGGTTCCAATCACTTGCAGTCTGGTTTGTTAAATTTACTTGGAACGCTGCTGAACCGCTTAATACTGACGTATTCCAATCAAATTCCTGTGCTTGTTGGGAACTTACATATGCGAAATATACGCCACCGTATGGAACAACTACATCGCCATTATTTCCGCCACTGACGTGAGATTGGAATTGATGTGAATCGTTCCAAATTGCAACAGTTGTTGCCCCAGTCCTTGTCAATAGGTCTGAAAGATTTATTGCATTTCCCATGTTACCACAGATGTTCCATCCTGAATACAAAATTGCGCAAGTACTGTCGGTTGTATATTTGTAAATTGCTGCTGAATTTGCGTGGTTGCCAGCTAAATCTGTTGCATTTACAATGACGTAATAAACTGCATCGTAAGCCAAGTTACCTGAATTTAATGTTGCTGAAGTTGTTGATTTTGAAGATACCGCTTGCGAATAATTTAGTGAAGTTAAACTTTCGTCGTTATATACAGAGATTGTATATTCAGAGAAATTCTTTTCAGTTACCGTTGTCCAATATATTGTCGGAGTTAAATCACTGCTTGTTTTGTTGATAAGTGAACTTGACCTTAGTTCTGGCACTGTCGGTGCAATTGTATCAACGAAGAAAGTTATGTTATCGCTTGCAACATAGTTGCCTGCACTATCATTACACCAATAGGAGTAATAATAGTTTGCGCCGTTATGGTCTGCATATTTTTGAGTTTCGTTTATTGCCGTGAAGTTAAACAAAGTTGTGTTTGAATAACCTACACTTTCTTTATACTCGTAATCTCCCGAAGAATTTGTTGAAGCGTTCAATGTAGTGAATAGTTTACATACGGCTGGGTTTTCATCAACCACTGTTAATGAAAATGTTATACGGCCATCCGTATCCCATGAACCGTCAGTAACTGTAGCTGTAACTGAAGGATTAACTGTATCGATAGTTAATGTATAGTTGTTTGAAGAAAATGTAGCATTGGATACATTTAATGTTGACGGATAACATCTAACGTTCCATAACATTCCATTTATATCGTCATAATACTTTACAAAACTAGATAAAGTATTGTTTGGGATTGAACTTTCAGTTTTGATTGCGGAAAATGTTCCGCTATGATCATCAAACAATTCACATATGTAATAATCATATTCCCCTGTAACTGTATAATTAAATGTTACAGAAGATGTTGCTACATATGAATTGTTTGAAGGGTAATTTAATGTAACTGAAACTGTTCCTAATACACTTTGGATTAAAAAAACACTAAACAAAAACCAAATTATTGATTTAAACTTCATAATCATCACCTTCAAAGATTAATTGCGGCTGTTGTGCTTGTCGTTTCGTCTGCGGTAGTTATTGTAACAGATTGTGGTTTATCACCGCTTAACGTGACCGTGTTTGAACCGAATGTGTTGCCAGAGACGTTAAGTTCAATAATATCCCCAGAACTGTAACCATTCTCAAAGTTTGTGCAATCAATTATTGCTTTATTTCCTTTAACATAAGCGATTATGCTTTCATTAGTAGACCTGTTTACAGCTTTAACAATTGCGCCGTCATAAGTTGTCAATGAACCTCCATCAGAAATTGTTATCTTGATTGGTTTTGGAACATTTTTTGATACATCTGGTTGAGTTGTCATTTGGCAATCACCTTAACATTTGTATTTGATGCTGTTGTCCGAATTACTAATGAACGACATTCAATCCTTGTAAGATTTAACCCGTTTGAACTTACAGTTATTGGATATTTTAATTCACGACCGTTAAATTTAATTATCTGGATTGTGTCAGAAGGTCTGATTGAAATTCCAAACGCTGCCCTGCCAAGATTGAAATAATCGTGAGTTTCATCATCTGTGCCTGAATTTACGAAGTCGTAACGAATCTCTGTCCCAGCAGTTGCAAAGGTTCGTTCAGAACTATCAATAATGTCTGGGAATGTCCGAATTAATTCTTTTGCAGTCATTCTGACCCCTCCTGAAGCGCTAAAATTTTCTTAACTCTTGTTTTCTCATATTTTGGAATTTTTTTAACGCCGTAACTTTTTAGAATTTTAACTTGTTCGGCTTTATTCAATGCAAACAATTCTTTCTCGGTATAAACTTTTTTCTTTGATGACTGTTCTTGTTTTTTCTTTTCTTCTTTCTTTTCAAAAACGTCGTTATGTTTACTGAAAAGAGTATTGTCAACTTCCATTACAGTACCGCCTGAATAAAAGTGGCCATTAATTTCAAATTGTGTCCTATGATTTCCTTTAATTTTAACTTTCATTTTCAATACCCCGCAACTAAGATTTTACCGCTACTTTCAGGTTTGGAAACGAGAGTTAATGAAGCGCAAGTACCGTTACCTGATTTTTCTGAGATTGATTTTACTTTAATATTGTCGCCATAAATTTCATAATCTGTGATTTTTCTAAGTGAAACAAATAATTTATTTCCTGAGGAATGAACATTATTAATCTCGTAAAGGTAACCTTTCCTGTTACCTAAACTCAAATTCTTAATCTTTGTATAGTTGAATGTTGCCATGTTAATCACCTATAAAATAATTAAAAAAAATAAAAAAAATTAAGGTGCAGATAAGTTGCAGATGTGAACATGTGGATTGAATGCTTTCATGACGAATACGCCATATGTCTTGAAATATCCACCTTGGACATCTGCTCTGATTGTACCTGTTGCTGTGCCACTTCCAATGATTGGAACGTGTTTTGCGTCAACACCTGCTAAAACTCTAAACTCAAGGTAATCTAGTACCAAGAGATACATAGAGTTGTCAGCATCGGTTGAGCTGTCCCATGAAGAAGTGTTTGTTGCACCGTTCTTGTCCATGAATCTACTGCCAACAATTGGTACACCTTTATAGGTTGTGATGGTAAACCCACCTTCAAGGTTTAATGTACCAGCGAATCTCTGTTGTGGTTGTAATAGTTGGTTGATTTCATCTACTCTTTCTTCTGAGCAGAAGAAAATCTTTTCTTTACCTTTACCGCCGTGTTTGTTGGATAAAGTTATTGCCCTATCTAGGTGTTCTAGAGATAGTGAACCTGTGGCTGAACCTGCGGTTCCTGCAATAACATAGGATACATCTAAATAGCTTGTTGAAGCAGACCTTGTGATACCATAGACTGTTGTTGTATCTTGCATTTGATTTGCTGCTGTACTTTCTGTATCTCCGCCGTTGGTGCTGTGCCATCTCATTAATTGGAGTAATCCTAGATATGAGTTAGCAAGACCGTATGCGTTTGTATCGTTACCGCAAATCATTGCTTTTTCTTCTGCAAGTTTTAACTCGTCAAGAGCTGCTTTGGCTTCATCTTCTAATGCATCATAATATGAGATTGAAGAAGCCATCATTAAGCCAGAAACTTCATAATCAGATCTCAATGCTTTTACTGAAGCATATAACTGTACTTTCTGTGATGGATATGGTGTTCCAGCTGCGCCTTCCGAATAGAATGCAGCTTTGCTTGTACTTCCTAAATTAATTCTTAGATTCCAAATATATGCATATTGGTCTAATGGTTTTCTTGCAACTAGAGGTCTTAAATCTACGCCTCTATTGATTGTGTCTGCAATAATTTTATCAACTTTTTTGTTGATTTCTGCACCACCTAAAGTGGTTCCGCCAGACCAATCATTGTTACTTGATGTTAACAATGCAGTTCTTATTTCCATTAAAGGATCTTGTAACATTCTTTACACCTCGTTTAGTCTTTATTAACTTGCCGAACAACGATGTCATCTTTTTGTTTTCGTAGGAAAGCGTTATCTTCTAAAGTGTGAGTTCTAAACTCACCCTGTAACGCTATGGCTTCACCTAATCTTCCGTTCATCTTTGTCTTTGGATTATGATAGTAAACATATCTTGCGAAACCGCTACCTAATCTTTGAGGATCTTCTGAAGGTTCAGGGAATCGTTCGTTAAGTTTTGCTTTAAACAATTCTTTTGACTTCTCTTGGTCTGCACCGAATTTCTCACTTTGACCCTGCACAACACTCTTCCTCTGTGGTTTTTCTTCCGCTTCAGCTCTCTCTTCTATCTTTTTATTTAGTTCGGCAATTTGTGCTTGTAACTGTTCTTTTGTTTTTTCCCATTCAGATTTCAACTCATTTTCTTTTTGAGTTTCAATCTTGGATTTTAATTCATTCAATTGTTCCTGAAGTTTCTTGTTAACTTCTTTCAATTGGTTCAATTCTTCCTTAGCAACGTTCTTCTCGGTTGCTTTCTCTTTTTCTGACATGGTATCACCTTCCGAATAATTTTCAGATAATGAACGCATTAAAACTTCAGTGATTGGTGCTGCGTGGTTTGCCCTCCCCCCAGTGAAACTTATACCGTAAACATCGACATCATCAATCTTGACAATGCCATTCTCTTCTTTAAACTTGGTTGGCTTAAAATTCAAACTCAATCCATCGAGATATCCTGCTCGCAATGAGTTCCAGACGCTATCAAAATATCTCTTATGATTTTCATCGATATTTCTATAGAATGGGTTTAACTCGGCTTCAACAAGGATACCGTTGTCATCTATGTTTAATGACGTTAATTTCGCTAACGGAATGTCGGAATGTTTTATTAAAGATAAAATTGCATTTTTCTCATCTTCTAATTCTTTGCCAGTTTTTTTCTCAATCTTTGTGAGGATATCTTTTACATTGAAATATCTACCTAAAGAATGTTCGCTGTCAACGAAAATTTTGCGAGATTTTGCTTTAATCAATAAGTTACGTAAAGCGTCACGTGTAAAATATTCTTTCAATGCCCTTACTATGTTACCATTCTTGTCTTTAACTACATTATATACATAAGGTACGTTATGGACTGCAGCGTAACCTCTAACTATATATCTCGGAGCTCCATTCTCATTTAAACTCCGAGTTTCAATCTTACTGAAATCTAATGAATATTTTTTTTCTTTCATTTTTTTCTTTTTTTGGATTTTTTCTTTCCTTTAGCAGCTAACTTCTGGAATTTTTTCTTACCATACTTTTTCCTGCCGATGTATGCCGCTAAACCTGCTGGGTCATAAACTCCTTTTCGCTTGGATAACTTTTTTTTCAAAGCTGAAAATCTTTTCCCAGTTCCTAACTTTGGTTTACGTGCCATTTTACCACCTTTAGATTTGCCCGCCTGAGATAATGCGATTGCAATAGCTTGCTTGAGAGGTCTACCAGACCTAACCAATTCCCTTATATTGGCTGAAATTACTTTCTTGCTGCTACCTTTTTTCAGAGGCATTTTTTTTCACCAATATTTTCCATACTTTTCCAAAATTTCAATCGAACGTGTCTGCATTTGAGCCATCTCTAACTTTTCTTTACCTTCGTCGCTGACACCCTTTTTGTTAAGGTTAACTTTCATTTTGTCAGTTTTAAGATTCTCTCTGTTACGGCTTAGGTAAGCGTCTTTCTCGACGCTGTTTGCTGGCTCTTTAATCTCTTCAACAATTTTTGAACCTGGAAGTAATGGGAAGCCACGTTGTTTCGCATAATTCAAGATTGTGTCTGAATCCATGTTTATTGCTTTCAATCTTTGCATGATTTCAACAATGGCTTTCTCATCCATGAAACTTGAAGGATTGAATTTAAATTCCAAAGTTCCAAGACCTAACCTTGGCAATAATTCACGGTTAATTTGGCTCTCAATTTTTTGCCTAATTTTTCTAATGCGAGTTTCAAAAGGAATGGTAACGTTTTCACCGATACCTCGGTTTGCGCCTTCCAACATTCCAATCCAATGCGGTGGAACTCTTGTTATGGCCAATACACGCTTCTGTAAATATTCTAAAACTTTTAACAAGCCGTTATCAAAATCGTATTGAAGAATTTTAGATTCCATTGCGCCAGCATCAGTCGATGTAGCTACAATGTCAAGCATAGGATTTGTTTTAGCTTTGCGAACGTTTGTAATGAATTGTTTCCTTTGCTTATCGCTTGCGCCACGAAGGAAGTAAACCATCTTTGGCGGAAGATTCCTAAAAATCTGTTTAAGGTAATCGTTCGCGTAAATTGAAGATGCGGAATCTTTAAAGATTGGTTTGAAAGGTGTCGCTGAATAAACAGCTGAACCAATACTTTTTAGCTTGAAATGAATTACTTCGTCTGGAGAAAAGTAGATGTATCTGTTCCGTGAATAATGTTGAGGTTTTTGGATGTAACCTTTTATTTCGCCATGTTCATCATAATCAATAACCATCTCGGTGGTTTCAAGCGGGTATAAAGCTGTAACTTTTCCGCTATTTGTTCGGCCAAGTTCTAAGAAGGCATCGCCATATATAATCATTTGATATAATATGTTATCAATAACTTGGTCAAAATCAAGCTTGTCATTGAAAAGTTTCCTTGCTTCTTCAATAAGCCTTTTATTTTTCCCGTAGAAATCGAAACCATTGACTGTAACTAAATCTATAGTTAAGTCTATCGCCGCCCCTAGAACGGCGTCACTTTCAACCATATCTCGCAGGATTTTATATTCGTAAGGGGGGTCAATACCTTGACGTTTGTCGTAGTTATTATAATAATCTGCGACGATTCCCCTTGACGCCCTAAGAGATATTAAATCCTCATACGTACCGAATATTGCCATTGACTATGATCGTTCTCAACTTCCTATAGGAATCAAACTAGGTAAATTTACCATATATAATATGGAAAGGTTACTTTTAAATTAGATTATGTCACTTTATGGTATCTTCGGTATCGAATGGGTATCTCTCTATGTAATCTCGCATGGCTTTATTGATTATGCCGTTACGAGAGTTACATTCAATCTCTGCAATCAAATCTATCACTTGCACCCAAGATTCGTTTACCCAGATTTTGATTGGGAATTTTCTAACTTTATCTGATGTAATCTTTTTTTGCTGTAACTGTTCCAATTGTTCCCTGGAGAGATTCAATCTCTTTTTTAAGTTCAGAAATACGTTTTTCAACTTCAGGCACCCTTTTTTCAATCCGTTCTTTTTGTTCTCTTAACATTTCAAGAGTTTTCTTAACTCGTTCAATGTCAATTGAATATTTGAACTTAATACATTCATACCATTCATCTAAAGTTTCATATTCTCTTTGCGGAGTGATTGACTTGCAATGATCTCGCTCTAACTCTAACTGTTTTAAATCGTTTTCAAAAATTTCAATCTCTTTACTTACAGGTATCTGAACTCTGCCTAAAGTTTTGTTAAATATGCCGTCACGTCTTGAAAGAAGGTTGTTAAGTTCAGTTTCGCAAGTTTTCAATTCTTCTCTCAATTCTTTTAATTTTTTAACTTTGCTTTTTCTTTTCATTAAGACCACCTAACTTCTTTTTCAATTCTTGGATTTCGGATTCAATCCTTTCCAATTCTATAGATATTTGCATTACTTTTTTTGCAAGAGCTTCTTGACCTTCCTCTAAGGTTCGTGGTGCGTCAAGAAAATTGTATACTTCCATGTCAAGCATTTTCTTCCAAACCTCCCGTAAGTTCTAACCATTCGGTATCTATCCGTTGGTTTCCATACGATTCTTCTTTTTCTTCTTTAGGTTCACTTAAAGGATCAACAATGTAACTTTCAAATGAACCTTCATCTTCCATAAGGAATGGGATTGCAGCCATCATTTCACTGTCAATCCTATCATCATTATATCCTCTAGGTGCATGTATAGCTACGGTAGTTTTCAATTGAACTTCCTGAAGAATTTTCATTTCATGGATTAACTCTTTTATGCGAGGATATTTTATCAAACCTCTCTTTAGAGCGTAACGATACATGTAATACCCCCTGTTTCTGTCACCTTTAGTTTGGTCACTTCTGAAATTAAACCTAACAACTGGATAACCTTTATTTTCTAACTCTTTATTTATAGTGCTACCTTGCGGGCAATCATCAACAACAATTTTCCAGACGTTATACCTTTTCATTAACGTAGGTATGGAATGTTCAAATTCAGGTTTCAAAAGTAAATTCTCATCAAAATCTTTCTTACCCCATTGAAATAACGTGCGAATCTTTCTATTGAACTTTGTTTTAACAGTTATGACTGTGGCTGAATCTTGCATACCGTAATCTATGGCTATAACGCAAGGTGAAGATTTCCAGAAATATTCCATTGTCGCATCTGGGTCAATGCCAGATTCAACCATCTTATCAGTGAAGAATGAACTTTGGTCAACCGTGAATAAAGCGTTATATTCCTGGTCAAAAGATTTAAGGTTACCAGATAACTTTGCATTTTCGAACTTTTCTCTTATTATCTTTTTCTGGAGACGATTTTCGCACATGTGCCAATTAAACCAGAGACGGTCATATTCATGCTTGCTAAGAACGTCAAACGGGTCAAAAAGTTCAAAGAAAAAGCCAGCCTGTCCTTTAGGCGTGGAACCAATGTAAATCCTGCCGCCTGTAGCTGAAACTGTAGGTTCGATAGCTTCAGTGAAAACGTCATCATCAACGAATGCACCTTCGTCAACTATAACAATGTCGCAAGATTCGCCTCTGATTGCGTCAGTTGGCGGGAAACATTTAATCCAGCAGTTACTTTTCAGCCAAATTTCAGACTTGTTCTTATGCAGAACCTTTGACATAAAATATTGTTTAACTGCACCGTTAGTTTTCTGCGCAATCAAACCATCAGCGGTATATAATATGTTCAAAATTTCCCTAAGAAGTTTCTTGGACTGTTTCTCGGATTTAGATACAATCGCAACTTTAGTGTTCTTATAAATCGAGCTTGGGAATTTATTGAAAAACACTGACCATATCGCAAAGATTGCGAATGCAATGGAAATACCTATCTGCCTAGATTTACAGCAAATCACGCGTCTCTTTTTCAACATCCTTTGAAAAAGGTAGTATTGGTAAGTATAAGGGGTAATCCCAAGGAAATGATGTGAGAAATAAGTTATGCTTTCCCTAGCGTTATGTTCATGCTGGGCTAAAGTTAATTCTGAATCTGATTGAATTTCTTCAAGAATCTTCCGCTTGAGGAAAGAGCGGTTATAACATGTGTAGTGCATATGTTTTTCGGTCTAAAATTTAATATTAGATGGCCAATGAAGCCCACCGATCACGTGGACTTGATTGGCGAGAGATATATAAAAGCATGCTTTTACTATAATAGTATAGGCAAATGTATATTTAAATATTTATATACCTGAGAATAACAATATTTAAATAGTTCATTATACGCTATATAATATCATGGTTTATGAAAGAGCTACAGTCTGGAAGTGTGGAGTCCATGCAGATGGAACACCGAAACTTATAATGTACATAAAAAAAGAGGTGCAGGAAATTCTAGGTCTTGAACCAATGGATATTGTCCAATTCGATATAGAAAAAACTGGGCTTAAAGCTACGAAAAGAAAGAGGGTAAGAAAATTGCTGGCATTGCAAAGGAAATACGCTGAAAGAAGAAAGTTGAAAAAGGAAAAAGAAAAAGCTATGCATGAGTTCCTTGAGCATGGAAATGAAATAACGAAAGCTAAAGGTAGAGTAATGGAGTCAAATGGAGCCGCCGAAGGCGGCGAAACGCAGGGTACATCTAAATGGTTAGTATAAAAATATATTGTATGGACTGTTTAGAAGGTCTAAAAAAGTTAGATGATGAAAGCATAGATTGTATTATAACTGACCCTCCTTATGCTATTTCACAAAAAGGCAAAAAAATTAGCAGGAAATCACTTTCTTCAAAATCTTGGAAATGTGATATGGATATAAAATTAGATTTCGGAGAATGGGACACTTTTAAAGATGAAAAAGAATACTTTGAATTTACAGAAAGTTGGTTCAAAGAATGTGTTAGGGTCCTTAAACAGAAATCTTGGATTTATATATTCTTTGATCGACTAAAGATTGGATATTTTGATCTGATTCTTGCTCCAAAATATGGAATTAAAAGCAGAACAGTTTTTACTTGGCTCAAAACTAATCCATGTCCATCATTTAGAAAAGTTAATTGGCTTTCAGCTTCAGAATTCGTTTGGGTGGGAAGTAAAGGAGAATGTAAATTAAAGAATTTCTTAAAACAAAGTGAAATGTTTAACTATATGATTACCCCAAATAAATCCATTTATGGTAAAACAGAGCATCCAACTGAAAAACCAGAAGATCTTATTAGAAAGTTTATTTTGGTAAATACGGATAAGGGAGATATCGTTTTAGATCCATTTATGGGTAGCGGCACTACCGCTGTTGCATGCAAACAATTAAATAGAAATTTCATAGGTTTTGAAATATCCAAAAGATATGTTGAAATAGCTAATAAAAGATTAGCGCAAAATACATTGATGTAGTAATTCTGGGATAATCCCTTACAAATTCTTTGGAAGTCCCGCTATATTTGTAATGAATGTGTATGCTAATATACAAATTCCTATACTAGTATAGCTGAAAACTCACTTTTACGGAATTCTGCAAGATTAGAGCTTAAAATACTAATATTTAGAATAAATATACCTATTTCTACAATAATAAGTATGATATAAGTACGGTAGGGGGTGTATAGTTAGCCCTATATACACTATGACCATATTACCTCACTTTCCTGAACTGTATCTGTTATATTTCTGTAAATATCGGGCTATTTTCCGTATATATTTGGGTATATCTGTATAGGGATTCGTATACTTAGGGTATATGCTTTTTGTGATATGTATATATATACCGCCTGTATATATAGGGTATATGCGGAAGTATTAAGTAGTTGCTGTGACATATAAGGTAGTAAATATATAGTGGGTGTTGCAGGACACCACAGAATACTATACTATCAGTATACATTTTTGTATACTGGCTATAAGGTATAGATTTATAGTATAAAATATATGTTATTATGGGGTGTATATATATGAATATGGATATAAAGGATATAAAAGAATCAGATAAAGAGATAATAATAGAGATAGGTAACTATTTGGTTACTTTTGTAAAGGGTGAAGGGTTTATCTCTGTTCTGCCACTGCGGGCAGAACCTTAAAAAATATGGAGGATTGGTAAAATGGAAAAAACAAAAGCAGGTAATGAAATTATAAGAGGATTTAGTTTTGCTGGTTGTTGCGGAACAGAATATAATCTTATGGGAAAATTAGCAAAAAAAGGGTTCAGACTATTCTTTTGTGAAGCCCCTTATTTTTGGGAGATGATCAATTTCAAAACTAAAGAAATATTTACGTATTGTGAAGGGGACACAACATTGATTAGGTGTAAAACTAAAAAAGGACTAATTGAAGAAATAAAAAACGAAATAGAATTTTATAATGATGATGAGGAAAAAATACAAGAAATAATATACTGTTTAGAAAAAAATAATTTCATTATTCCTGAATTAATAGAAAATATTAACATAGAAGAGGTTGTATAAAATGGATAAGAGAGAGTTTGAAACTATATATAACAAGACTATGAGAGCGTTGTATTATAAAAGTAGAAATTGTAAGGATTATATAAAGATCCTTAATAAATTTTGTAGTAAATTAAAAGATGATATTGATAAGGTTGGGTTTTTAGTCTGTTGAGCATTTGCTCAACCTTTTTTTGAGGTTGAAAATATGAAAAAAATTCCAAAATCATTCACGAAATGGGCTAAAAAACATTTCAAAGGAAACATTGATAAGATTGATTTTTATGCTGAGTATGATCGGAGTCTTACAGTTGAAGAGAATAAAGAATATTTTAGAACAAAATATAAAGACTTCTATATACCTACAAAAAAAGAAATACAAGAAGAAATTAAAAACGAAATTGAACTCAATGAATATTACAGGAAAGAACAGATCAAAGAGTATGAAAAAAAAGTATTACAAAATATTACTTTCCAATCAAATAATGTTGATACTTCATATTTTGATACCGCAAAAAATCTTATAAAAATAACTGCAAAAGGTTACGCAAATGCTACCCTTCTAATTGGGGAAGGGGGGTTAGGAAAGACTTATTTAACGCTTCAGACATTACACGAGTTAGGGCTAAAACCAATGCAGGACTATATTTATTTTAACACTTATACAACGCCACTTGCTTTATATAAATTCCTATACGAACATAAAGATAAACTTATTATATTTGATGATACTGAAGGTATTATAAACGATAGGAAAGCGGTAACTATACTGAAGGCTATCCTTTGGGACGTTAATGGAAAAAGGATCGTAAATTATAACACAACATCGGATAAAGCTAACGATGTGCCTTCTGTTTTTGAGTTTGAAGGAAAATTAATAATACTTTGTAACAAAATTCCAAATGAAAAAGATATTTCTATGAAAGCTCTCTTAAGCAGGACTTTATTTTATAGGGTGAATTTTACTTATAACCAAAAGTTAGAAATTATTAAAAAAATTCTTGAAAGTAAAAAAGAGTTAAACGAAAGTGAAAAGAAAGAGATATTTAAAATAATTAAAGATAACACTGATATTACAACGATTAATTTTAACTTAAGAACGTTAGAAAGGTTAATTTCTTACTATAAATACGATAAGTCTAAAGCTGAAGAGTTGTTTAAAAAGACTACATATAGAGATGAGACTTTGGCTGTTGTTTCGGATATAATCCGAAACCTTAAGCACTTGACGGTGAATGAACAGGTTAAAATATTTGCAGAATTGACAGGGAAGAGCAGGAGAACGTTTTTTAACCTAAAGAAAAAGTTAAAAAATCGGGGGCTAAAAATATGAGAATAAC